GCTTTCTGCAAGTGCAGTGTTATAAACAGCCTTTGTCAGTTTAGCCAGTGAGCCAATGCCTAGAATTGTGCCAGTGGTGATGTAGCCAGTTTCCTCTGGGCTTCTAACACCAATGTTAAACTCTGACACTTCGCCACCGAATACAGTCACATAAGTGCCACTGCCATTCTTTAACTCTAAGGTAATTGGCTCCGTTACATTGATGGTGAAATCTGCGCCAGTAGTGTTGATAATTTCTACTCGGCAGTAACCTGCCGTGGCTTGTCGATCTATGTCTAAGCGACCAGAAGCAAAGGACACAGAGGTGACAGTCGTATAAACATCATCCCCTACTGTAATTCGCCATTCTGGAAACCATGTCATACTGCAAAGACTCCGCCTACAAGTGTGCCCCTTTGTTGAGCTTCGCGTAATACCTGATCAATAGCCTCGGCAATCGCATTAGGATCTCCCACGCCTGCATTGACTGTAATTGAATAATTAGCCTGAACAGGTATCTGTCTGCCCGAGCCATTATTGCCTAGACCTGCTCCTGATCCACCAAAATCCATTGTTGGAGCAGTAGGAATGTTAGCCCCTACAAAAGGAGTATAACCACCTAATTGGGCTTGCTCGCCCTCTGTAAGAGAATTGAAGAAGTCAGTTGCAGTCACGCTGGCTGGTAGTTTTGCAGTAATAGCAGCTACCTTTTCTGGTGTTGATAAGTCTCTATTGCCACCAACATTATTACCGCCATTTTTACCACCAGATGTGACATTCATTTTTGCAAGCAAATCAAGCATCTCTCGAATCTTGCGTAGAGCTTCATCTAGGTTATTTTGATTGATTAAATCCTTAGGGGTCAGACCTTTAAGGATAGACTCAATGGCAGTCATTTGGGTCTTTTGATTAGTTAAAGCACCAAGAATCTTTAGATCTTCATTAAGTTTGGCTGTTGCAGCAACAATGGCTGCTTCATCCTTAGAAGCAATAGCTTCTTCTAAAGAAAGAATAGAACGCTTGACATTAAGTCGAGCAGTGTCATTGGCAATCTGCAAGACTTGTGCAGCATCTGTTGCCTTGCCTAATTGCTCAGCCTGATTGGTTAAAGCTGCTGCAATCTGGATCTTATCAAGATCAAAGACATCGCTGCCCTTACCCAGTGCAAGATTAGCCTTGTCAATAACACCTTGCAGCTTCTTAGCCGCGTTTTGCTTATTGAGGAGAGCCAGTCTTTCTTTTTCTCTGCGTAAAGCTTCTTTCTCCATCTTAGCCAGAAGTTCCTGTTGCTTCTTCTCAGTAAGTGTAAGTTTTGCTTCTTCTACCTTGTTAGGGATGCTGATGTTCATGCCGAATTGCTTACCAGCAAAACCTTCAAAGATCTGTCTTGGAAGATTTTTTAGATTCTGGATAAGGGTTGGAATGACACCAATAGTGCGACCAGACTGGACTGTGACCTTAGCCAGTGCTGTGGCGATTGACTCAATTACATAAGCTGCATCGGATGCATCTTTACCGCCACCGATAAGAGCGAAAGCATCGACTAAGCCACCACCGATAATCTCAGAGGCGTTATTGGTTGCAATGCTGAGAACATCAAACTTGTAGGCAGTAGTATCAAGATAATCTTCAGCTGCTCCTGCTGACTTCTTTAGGATAACTGACAAGATGTCATTAAATGACATTGTGTTAAGTTCAGCTCTTGTTAAGCCTGTGTTGTACTTAATTAGACCTCTAGTAACTCCTACATAACCTTTGCCAAGATCCTGTGTAACAGTGGCTAAATCAATGCCAGATGCTCGGCTGATCTGAATTGCATCATTAAGCAGCTTTTGAGATTGGGTCAATGAGCCAGTAGTGGTAAGCAATCCCTGAAAGGCTGGACGGAGAATGTCGTCTGCAATTGATGCTGACTTCTCTAATTTAGCGATGTAATCTGCAATGGCAGGATTAGCAAAACCAATGCCTAGATTCTCAACTGCTCGACTTAGTCGTGTAGCTGCTGCTTCATCTGCTGCAAAAGCCTTAACAGAAGCTTTGCCATAGGCAATGATTGCAGAAGTACCATAAGCCAGACCTACTGCACCTGCTAATTTCTTGACATTGCTAGTTAGCTTCTGGGTTGCTGTGTCTGCTTGCTTAAAAGCCTTTTTGCCAGTGAACTCGGCTGCTATGTCAATCTTTACATCGGCTGCCATTACTTCACCTTCAATCTTGATTCTAGTTTGTCTTTAGAGGTTTCTATTGCTTTGATTACAGCTGCTGTGGCTTTACCTTGATCTTCAGCCCATGCACGAAAGATTGCGCGACCCTTTAATTTACGAGATGCGCGTCCTGCTTGACCTTCTGCTCTTTGATAAGCATCCACGATGCGACCTGTTCGATTCATCGCATCGATAAATTGCTGACCAGCATTAGGGTTATTGCTCATAGATTGACCCTTGTTACCTGAGCGAGTCATCTTCCCGAAGTCGGCATGTCGTGGAGCAACCACTGGTGACATTGGAGCTTGTGGTCTGCCTTGTGGATTCACTCGACTAGCGGTCTCATAAATAGATCCAGAGACAGAAGCATTGACAATGCGAGCAAGGGAACGCCATCCACTGCGATTAGGCTTAGAAGGTGTCGTTTTGTATCCGATGCCGCGTTTTGCATCTCCTGTGCTCCAAGCACGATTCCCCCACGCGCCATCACCATCTTTTGCCCAACCACTGAGAGGTGCTGTGCTAGGAATGAAACCACGCGCTTTGTTAGTAATCGGTTTAAGAATTAAAGCAATTTCTTTTTGAGTTTCTTTAGCAAGGTCTGGAGTGAACTCTCTCAGAGCCTTACGGAGTTCGACCGCGCCCTTGACGCTTGCTGGCATCTGCCGACTCCTTTGCTTCATCTTTTAGACCTTTAACTAGAGCATCTAGCATGATCTTGTCTAATTCCAATAAGTGCTGTGGCGCGATTCCCAACCTAATGCTTAGCCTAGCAATTAGATAGGTGAATGGAAGATCGCGCTTTAAGCTAAAGGGTCTGAGTCAAGCACCTCAACACTTTTAAGTGTTTCAATAAACTCAATCCCGAAAGGCTTAACAGTTTCACCTGACCTGCGAGTGACTTCCCATGCTAACCAATAAACATCCGTCTGCTTTTCTTCTTCTCTAAAAGCGCGGTGGAACCCTTTTTTAGCGTACAGCTCGAATGAATACTCCACTGCTGGAGTGATTTCACCTTCTAGAACGCTTCCATCTTGTCGAACGATCTTTAGTTTTGCCATGATTAGCCCCTTAATTTAGTTGTTTATGACCAAGTACCTGTTGAAGCATAAGAAGTCTTGCTGTTGCAAGTGAAAGTAATGTCGATCATAGCTTCATCGCCAACAGCACCGTTGATGTCTGTTAGATTGTCCACAAAAATCGTACCACTATAGAGAAGGTTCGTTGCTGAAACAGCTTCATCTGAAACCTGAATTGCTTGGAAAGCAACTGTAGATCCGAAGGCTGATTGTAGAGTAGCAAGAACATTGTTTGCTGCTCTGTCATTCAAGAATGTAACAGTGATTGTATCTGCTGCAAGACCTGCAACGAACTTATGAGCTGTATCGCCCATAGCTGTGACTTCCAAACTATCAACAGTGCGGTTAAGTGTGAAAGCAGTGACATGGTCTGAAAGATTGACTGTAGCAATCTTAAATCCGACCTTATTGTTTAAGAAAATTGCCATTGATTATTCCTCATCTTTCTTTGTAGTTACTGGCTTTGGTGCTGCTTGAATCTGACCAATCTTCTTCAAGAAGGCTAGATCCTCTGGTGTTAGCTCTGACATGTTAGCTCCAACTTGTTAGGATTGATACGGAAATCTCACAGCTGAGAAGGTCACCCGAAGCAGCGTTGAGAATACTTGGTGCGCTTATTGCGCCTACATTATAGGTCAAAGAAGATGCAGCGAGTTTGTTAAACACTCCAACTAGGAAATCTTCTATGCCATTGAGGTTGCCCTCATTATCAAACAAAGGTGTAGTAATAATGAGCTTGAAATTAGCCAATGGACTAATTGTGTTCCGAGCATTATTGCTTGGGGTTACATAAGGATCATCTGGAGACACGATCACTGAGTTCGCTAGCACTGTGGCAGGCGGAAAGGCAAAGACTTGGTATTTTGTATTATCGACTAATGCGTTAGCTAGTGTCGTTCTAAGAGTAGTGAGTGCAACTGGCATTATCCCACCATCGAGCGTGGATCTAGTGCGTGTGCTATCAATCCTCTTACCTTAGCGAGTAGCTGTGCGCTCATTCGATAAGGTGAGGGCTGGAAATCGACTGCGTTACTGCCTGAGAGTGTGGCTGTACGCGCTTGCCAGATTTCAACAGCGATCATCAAAGCTGCATTCTGAACTGCTGTATCTGTTGTCCAGTCTGTGTAAGTAGTCGTGGATACAGAACCATAAGGAAAAATTGGGTGATAAGCCTGAGCAACAGTGTGGTTTGTTGCTACGCTGATTGAATAATCGCTTACTGCTGTAATTGTTTTAGTGCCATTATAAGAGGCACCTGAATTAGCAATGGTTACGCTTTGACCTACATAAAAAGTATCTAGAACAGGATCATTAAAGTACAAAGTGCCTGTTCCTACAACATTGCCATGAGCAACGGAAAACCACTTAGGAGCCCATAACATTGGAAGCAAAACTGCATCGGATGCGTCACAAACTTCTTGCAAAACGGCATCTGTGTATAGTGTGCCAACACCTAAAGTGGTGCGTAATTCACTAACTGTCGTAAGAGCCATTCTGTTTCCTTTCTAAAGACTCTGGGGAGTAGAGGG